AACTTGAACATCAACTTCGTTTTTGTCTATATCAAATAGTCTAGGAGCAGCACGTTTCATACCATTAGGTCCATCAACTTTGCGCCTAATAATCATGTAGAAACCATCCTCATCTTCTTTAACAGGGAAGCCTTGAGATTTATACTCGTTGTATTCATCTTCAGAAACTTCTAAGTTAATAGTATAGGTTGGTTGAAATTTAGTATTAGGAGTTAATATCCATGCATACTTACATTTAGCTTCTTTAATCATTTAATTTTCCTCTATATTTAAAATTATAATTAATATTAATGTAAGGGTTTAAGAGCTGTCTACCCTTACGAGACACAATCGGTTTTATTTTTAGGAGATAGAGGGCATTCCGATACTCTAATTTTATCCCTTTTCTCTTTCTGTGTGTGTATTGTAACAGAAAACGCTCAAGAAGTCAAGCAGAATTTAATGTAATTCTGAATTATCTTTTTCGTCATCTTCTACTACTTTTAATTCAAGTCCAACTTGTCCATCAGAGTCCATTACTAATTTTCTTATTTCTCTTAATGGTTCAAGGTCTGATTCAAAATCCCATATTTCATTATCTTTAATTCTTTTAAGATGATAAAGATATTTTATTCCTTTAATTTGTACGAGATTATCTATTACTTCTTCTGGACAACCACCAAAGTTTTTTAATTCTATTGGTTTCTTATCTCCATCCATCAATACTGTTACTACATATTCATCCATGTTGTTTCCTTTGTTCCTTGTTTTAATTTATTTAATTGTTCTAATTCTTTAAATGTTTTAATTGTTGGATTTCTTTTTAGTTGTTTTAATATCCAACGATCAGACATAAAAGATAATTCAAATTGTCCATTAATAAATGTATGTGTTTCATCACTCAAATATTCTGCGACATTTTCTGTTGTAATTTGTGCGCCATCAACCTCGGATAATAAACTACGTAACCATTCAACTTGAATTGAACGCATAGTTTCCTTCAATTTTTTAATATATTTCTTTTTCATAAAATAAA